ACCTTTGTTCCAATAACTCAGTTGGTTAGAGTGTGGTGCTTATAACGCCAAAGTCACGGGTTCGAGCCCCGTTTGGAACATTTTTATAAACATTATTGTCTATGTTTATAAAAATGGTCATGGAATACAAAATCAAAATTAAGGATACGACGACTCCGGATATGTTGGATTCCTTCTTTGAAGATGCGTGGACATACAGGAAACCTGTGAAGTTTATGATAGATGTCACGGAGTGTAAGAGGGTTTCACTTGGTCGCATTCTTTCCATGAAAGGGGTTCTCGATAAACATCGCCCAAACTCTCGGAGATATATAGATCACTCTGAAGTTGTCGTCAAGTCTCGATGGGCAAAGAGACTCCTAAATATCGGTTTGAGTATCATTCGCACGGAAAGGCCTGTATACATCAGTACCCCCACTTGAGATCATGTGGAGTCGCCATTGGATTGTGGCGTGAGAAGAAATCGGGGCTACCATGTTCGTTATGGTTAATCATACTCCTATGACTTCTATCTATTAACATATATTCTCGCAAATCTTTGTAATAAATACGAGCACCTCTTTCAATCAAATCTTCGTGTTTCATGTCGACATGATTATCCATAGGAAGGAAATACCTGTGATATTTTTTCATGTTTTCTACGTTGATGAGGTAGCATTTCGTACTCGAAATCCACTTAACCTTCTCGAGGGTACCTTCTTTCTCATCCGGAAGTCTCGACAGGCAGTGGAAAAAGCACATTTCAAATTCAGCACCCTTCTCATCTATGACCTTTTGAATCTGTCTATAGAGTTCGTTCGACTTTATGATAACATTGTCTTCAAAAATCACGGCATATTTGAGACCCTGATCGAAACATCTTTTATAAAAGTCCATATGTCCCATGAAACAGCCAATAGCACCTAGGTTAAAATACGTAATGTCTGGTCGCTTTACATTAGAATCATAATGCATCTCAATAGCTTTCTCAAAATAATCTGGGTCTACATGTTCTTCATATTCTCGGGCAATCTTAACCTTTCGTGTATCCGCACCATATATGACTTCAATTGGAATATCATTTCTATGACTTTTAAAGAAACGTTCTTGTCTTTCCTTTTGATCTTTGACTGTTAACAAAAAGCATTTATAATCAAACTCACCGACCAATCTTCTTCGAACAAAAATGAATACAAGTAGAGCAATCAAGATGATCACTGCGATGAAGAGTTTCATACATACTTAAACATTAGAAAATAGTCTTACATAATGGAGAGTGTCATCGATGGCATCGGTCTAACAAGTTCGATACTCATATCGATTATGTTTGTACCCCAAGTCGTTCATGTGTACCGAACCAAAGATACACATGCAATCAATTATGCATTCTTGAACCTCAACATGTTGGCGAGTTCCCTTGGTCTGGTGTATTCTGTGTACTTCAACGTCGTTCCGATGATTGTCGCCAATACATCTGCTGGTCTTTTCTCCGTCTCACTCACGTGTATGAAGTTCATAAACGGGCTTAAAGAAGAGCCAACTAATAATAATATATCCGAGGCTCCTATAGTGTAGTTGGTAAACACTGTGGACTTTGAATCCACCACCCGTGGTTCGAATCCACGTGGGAGCTACCACCCCCTCTTAGCTCAGTTGGTAGAGCAGTGGACTGTAGTTCCATTTGTCATTCGTTCGATTCGGATAGAGGGGACTTAGCGCCGTATATCAATAGCGCACCTTTAGTATGTATTTTACAGACTAAGCTTCTATCGTCTAGTGGTTAAGACTTCGAGCTGTTAACTCGAGTACCGTGGTTCAATTCCACGTGGAAGCGTTTTTAGAATGAGTTTTCCTTATTCCAAAATCGTCTTCTCACTTTCTTTAAATTTAGTAAGGGCTTCATGAGCTTCTTCCAATGTACCGAATGAACCTATATATACGTTTTTACCATCTACTCGTGGTAAAACTTGCCACCTATTACAATCTTTTCGATAATATATACCACTACCCTTACCATTTCCAACTCTCTTTGGTCCGGGTAACTCAAACCCATCCGGGTTTTCTGAAAACTTTTTTTGAATCTCAATAGCTTCTTCTTTTGTTTTAAACGGTCCAACTCTGTGTCGTTTACCATTTTTCGGAATACTAACAGACCATGATGTTACTTTTCCATGCCCATTTGGAATAAGTACACCAAGTAATCCACCCCTCCGTTTGCTGATTTCTCTTTGTTTTTCAATCATTAGTTTTCTTGATGTGTCAGAGACTTTTTCACTCCTCCCACCACCTTCGCGTATGTTATATCCATCGGGTTCCATTGTTTGGTGTTCACTAATGAGTTTTCTCTCCATTTCACCAAGTTTAGAAGCATTGCCTTCCCAAATCGTAGAAACTTTAAAGTTCTCCCATCCGTGCTCTTGGATGGCTTGAGACAAGGTGCGACAGTAACTTCTTGAATCTCTGTGTTGTCTAATCCTCGTTTTTAAGGATTGGATAGTCTTACCTATATACGATTTACCTGACGGACCCAAAATCTTATAGATAATTCCCCGAGGTTCCATAACTTATTTAAGGTCCTATTTTTTTGAGAAACTTAAAAACACAAAACCTAAGAACAGTAATGGCAACTGTTGTTAAGTTTTTGTTTGCACCACTTGTGTCTGGGTCACGTAAGAAGCGACCCGCTCGTTCATCTGCCTTGGATGCCCCACCACCCCCAGTAGATGATACCAAGTATTGGGAGTTTGGAAAGTATTCATGGAAAGCAACGGTCGAAGCTCTCGACAAGGATGGTATTGTCGACAGAACGTTCATCGGCTACAGTCAGAGGTTGGATATCACGGATAGAACCCAAATTGCCTGCGATCGTCACAAACAGCCTGGGACTACGTGTGGTGAGGCACAGATGGTGATGAAGGGTGGTGAGTGTGATGAAGTTATTTTTATGAAACCAAAGTCGGGTGTCCTGATTAATCTGACTCGCTAATTTTAATCACAGATATAATAGAGATGGCTATCATCAGAACTGGTAACAAAATTGGTCAGTCGATTGCGTTTGTCCGACTTCTATTTGCTATCATAGTTGCACTGTCGTGTTGTTCTTCTGGGAGTTATGTTTTGGTAAGAAAAGAGAAATATACTAAACAAACCGATGCTATCATAAAGAGTGTCAAATGTTTACCAATTGTTCAAAATGAGAAGAGTGGAACAAAATACGATTGTACGATTGACTACACATATATCGTGAACGAAAAGGAAATTTCCGATTCTAAAAAGAAGGAATTTTTGATTGAACCAAAAGTTGGGTCGAAAGTTAAAATTTTCTACAACCCTGAAATACCCGGTGACAATAGTTTTTCACAAGGTCCTCCAAAACTTTTAGGAGTTGGTTTTATGTCTGTTGGCTGTATGTTAGTGATGTCTGCGTACATACTGTATTATTTAACGAAATCTGTCAAGGGTGCTGGAACCCTGTTGACAGGTGCGACAGCATATGATTACTTTAGGGCTCGCTAACGTTTACTGGAGGTGCTTCAAGTATCTCAAGTTCATAGACACCTTCTTGAACTTGAGATGGCTTCACGTATGCTATACGACAATCTTTAGTACGAAGAGCAAGATTTCCACTGGGTGTTGGAACAGCGATGGGTTTGCAGAGGAGAGCGAACATTATTTTAATGTCAGGAAAAAGTAACAGATGAATCACTGCCTCGTGTTTGGTGCCAGGGGACATTTGGCGAGAACCCGTATCATTCCAGCTCTCAAGAAATTGGATTGTCCTCACACTCCCATTTCTAGACAGCAGGTGGCGAACCTGGAACACCTCAAAGATGTTCCCAACGTCGTGGCGTATATGTCCATCCCTACACACAACTTTTGTGAAAATGTTGAACCCTACCTTGGTCTCGTCGATGCGACCTATATTCTTGAGAAACCTCATGGTCACTCCAAATACGACTTTGAGAGAATCAAAGACTTTATCGATGAAAACAATCTGAAGGTGGTATACAATGACCACTACCTCGGTAAAGATGTTTTGAAATGTATTCAGACTCCAAAGAAACTCGAGTCCATCAAAATAAAGTTACACGAGAGTGGTGATATGAATGAGAGGATTAATTACTTTGATACTGTGGGTATAGTGGGAGACATGTATCAAAGTCACTGTGTCCTATTGTTTGCGACGATCATCGCGAAACATACATGTAGAAATCGTGAAGAAATCTTGAAAGAAATGGGTTCAATCGAACCGGAACTAATTCAAATTGCGAGAAACATAGAGTACGATGGTACAGCACCCACGGAATGTAAAATCAGAATGACCTACAAAGGCGTTGAATTAGAAGCAGACCTCGCCAAGATGGTTCCAGGGGATAAATACATTCTCGTAAATGAGAATGATAAATGGAATCTGGACTTGGGTGGGTGTGCGTATGAAAACGTACTCAGAGAAATCAAATGTGGTAACAAACAAATTTTCCTAAAAGAGAAGGAAGTTGACTATCTATGGGATCACGCCTCCATTATTTCATGCTGACCAAAGTAGTTGCGCTGTGCCATGATAAACTTCATAGATGTCGATCTCTCGTGGATAAAATCATATTGGGAAAGTGCGGCTTGCACAGCTGGACACGGAATACCCGCGGCAACACAGTACATCACCATAACTCGTGCATTTTCAGCCGTCTCTTCGATGATGGTGCGGTAATCCTCACCAATCATGGGACACTCAATGATGGTTCCCGAAGACCACGCCTGTTTGATACTCTCATCGGACACGTGACGAGTCTCCATTAGGTCGTAGCCCTCAAGAAGGGATGTCGCGAACACGAACCGAAGTGCGTCCACAGCAACTGTAAAATCAATGGCACAGTTTTTATGATTGGCTGTATTAACAGCCTTGACCGTACGACTCGTGAATCGTGTATTCACAGCAGAGTTAATCGTGGGAGTAGGAATGCCATACTCAAGACCAATCTCAGAACACCATAGACCCGTGTTATTCATGTGTCCGATATCCGCAATCCTGTTGAAATCGTATTCGTGAAGTACATCCATAGCCGATTTAGTGAGGTAGCCATAAATGTCCGTATTTTCAATTCGCTTGAGCACCTGTCCCATGTAATACCCATCCTGATTACAGAAGGCATATACATCAGCGATACCCTGTAGCATCCCATACTCTACACCGTTGTGTACCATCTTGGTGAAATGACCAACACCATAGTCTTCACCCATGTATGCGTAACTCTTAGCGAAAGACTTGAAGAGATCTTCATGTTCCTCAAATGTCTTCGAAGGTCCACCAATCATGAGTGCGGGACCTAGACGAGCACCTTCAGCACCACCGGAGAGACCTGTGCCAAGGTACCCAATTCCCTTGGATTGGCAGAATGCACCCCGATTCCTCGAGGTTCGATAAAATTCATTCGAACAATCCACGATAGTGTCACCCTTCGTCATCACAGAGCTCAACTTCTTCACCATAGCATCCGTCGTCTCCCCATGTGGGAGAGCCGTGATAATTGTGCGAGGCTCCTTCATATCAGAAACCATCTCTTCAACATTGTCGTAACCCTTCACGTGGGAAGACTTCTTGACAACCGCCTTCACCTTTTCAGGTGAACGATTACACACATTAAGTTCGTGAGACTTCTGGATGTTTAGGGCGAGGTTGCCGCCAATAGAGCCGAGACCGATGAGACCGAGAGACATTATACCTTTAGTGTGTCCCACCCTTTTATACTGATTTCACTCTCTTCACACCACGGATAAATATCATCACCTACAAAATTAAAGGCGTCCGTACCCGCTTCGATACATTGATCACAGATACCCTTATTGTCATCAATGATAAGACCGATGTTGAGTGCACGGCAGATATCAGACTTTTTCACTTCATATGGAGTGTAACTATTTGTGATAATGACATCATCAAAAATATTCGGGAAGAATGTATCAATCCAGTCTTCAGTCTCTTCCCTCACTGTGTCTTGGCGACCAGTGACGATGTACAACTTATCGGCACTTCTACGGAGTTTATACATAGCTCTCTGTGCCCCTCTTATGGGGGTCAATTGGATGAAAGCTTGGGACTTGTAAAATTCCTGAACCATCTTTTGAGATTCTTCTTCTGTGATGTCAAAAATATCCCGATAGACATAGCTGTACCTGGTTTTGGAAATTGATTTGTTGTGGTATTTCGCCATTGGACTGAGAAACGGGACAAGAACTTCATCGATATCGATCGCAATGCGGTTCATTTATTACAAATCACTCATAATCTCTAACTACTACACCAACGGGAAAACGAGGAATACCTAGGGCAGTAAGATTCTGAAAACGAACCGTCAATTGTTTCCCTATGTACCTGTCCTTCTCTTCGAGGAATTTCCTGCGCACTTCGAGGGTGCCTTCAGGTCTCACAGAAAAGTGCTGTTCTCCCACTTTACACACCCAGATCGCGGTACCCTCTTCACGCCCCGTACCCTCCTTAACATCCACGATGGGATACTCCTCGGTCTGGAAATCCTTGAACTTGAGAAGATAGTTGCTTCGCTGACCCACTTCATAAACACTGTCTTTGTCTCGAATCATCGTACCCTCGAATCCTTGTTGCATAAACATTTTATGATGGGCTATCATGTCTTCATGCTTTTTGACACCAAACATTTCAACATATTCATAATGAGGATTGGAAAGACCTTTAACTCGGTCCCACCGTTCGTCAAATGTCATACCTAAATTCTTGAGATCAAAGAAGTCAAAGACGTAGAACTTGAGCTTCAAGGGGTCAGTCTTGAAAGTACTCGTGAGTTGCTCAAAGTTGAGGTTGGGATCAAACGCTTCACCATCGACATATTGACCCTCCTTGAGTCCCTTACCGAGAATCTCAGTCCCAGGTACAATCTTACCAGTCCTAGAGATACCCCCATCCTTGGAGACAAGTAGACGGACACCATCGAGTTTGGGTTGAACATAAAAGGGTTCACTGATATACTTCTTACGATCTTCCCACTTGTTGGCGAGCATAGGCAACACTTGGTTACATTTGGTATGCTCATTGTTCCACATGGTTTGAGCTCTTTTGAGAGCCTTTTCGTAACCAGTCTTGACATTGGTTCGTGACTCAGAAAACTTATCATTCCCCACAACACCAGAGATCTTCACGATGTCTACAGTTCCATCTCCCAAATCCTCGACCCTGATGTCAATATAGCGGTCGTTACCGTGTTTATCTTGTCTGATAAGGCGTTCCATTGTGCAATATGTGGATAATTAAATTCTCAACTTTAAATAGATGTCAGAATTACCCGTTATAAACTATGGCAGAATGGAACGACTTAGGCCCCCAGAAAGTACAACAGTACAAATGAACTTGAATACTTTTTGTGTTATTCTTATAATTATATGTATATTAGCGATGTATAAACGCTCAGTTGGGATTACTCAAGCGCGTGAACGATTCCATACTTGAGACAATCTTTTGGGGAAAGGTAAATATCCTTCTTCATCAACTTCTTGAGCATCTTATCAGGAATCTGAGTCTTTTCGAGATACATCTTCTTCAACATTCTCATAAACTTATCCGTTGATTTCAGCTCATGTTTAAGTTCTTGAAAATTACCCCACATCTCAGTAGAAATTTGGTGAATGAGAACGTATGCGTTCCTCCCCATTCGCCTCTCAGAACCCCCAAGAAGCATGAATGTGGCTGCACTACAACAGGAACCCTGGGCGATGGTATGAATCTTGACACGCGAAGTTTCAAGAACATTCATCATGTTCATACCAGCAAAAATGTCTCCACCTTCACTCATGATGTGAACCCTAATCAAGGGTTCGTACCCAAAGAGTTCAGCTTTCTTTTTAAGAAGTTCAATCTCCAACTTCTTAAATTTTTCAACGAAGTCAAGAGCGTTTTCACGATCGACATCGGCATAGAAAAGAATCTCGTTTCCGATAACCTTGACACATTCTTCAGATTCAGGTTCTTCATCTTTCGTAGACATTCTTCAATGCTTTCTTTACTCTTGTGACGTCCCTCGATTTTAAGCCATTTCCAACAGCGAGATGATTGATGACATCAAAATCCTGGGGCGAAATTTTATACTCAACCAGTGGTTCCAAGTCTCCACTTTCTGCATATTTCTTTAATAGGCACAATTCCTCTATACCCAACCCCATCCTTGATTTCTTCTTAATTTCTTCACACTTCTGTTTGCGCATCTTATAGTTTCCAAACTTTGTCCAACAACTCCCAGGTCTGATTTTATCTTTCATAAGTGGTTGACCGAGTGCCGTTTTTGGTATCGTCAGAGCGTGTAAAACAAAATAAGGCATCAGATTCCACTCACCTTGAGAATACATATGAGTGTCATACATGTCAGCATCAGAAAAAGCTCGTGAAGCTTTTATGATGTCGACACCTTCAGAGTCAAGGTAATTTTCCTGAAATATGTCCCATATGTGACCATGTTCAGATATACTGTCATATATTTCTATAGGACTAGGATCAGAAAGAACACCAGCTATGAATTCTTTTGGAGTTTCAAAGTCATCAATTTCATCGTACCCTTCCATGTAGGTGAAAAAGTTCCGTATATTCCCTTGTGATCGTATCGCAGCACTCTCTACTTCTGGACCTGTTTTGTCAGTCAAGGTTTTCAAAACTGAAGGTTTATGTTTCGGGATAAATACCGTTTCAAAATTGGGATACATACACATATTCGTTGTAGTCACCAAGAGGGATCCACGAGAAATTCGATCACCGTCCGCAACTTTCTCTATTATGGGTTTGAAAATGGGATCATAATCTTCGATGAATACATGTTTCGTGGACGGTTTTATGAAAGGGAGGAAAAGTGATTTACTTTTTAGATGTTCGGGCAACAGTTCAACATGATTCAAACCTTTAAGAACAGCTTTGAGTATATACGACTTCCCTACACCCAATGAACCACAAATGAAGACATTTTTGCGTTCACGAATGTACCGACGAATTAGATCAATCGTTTTTGTGTGTATTGTGGAAACAATCGGATCTTTTTTTTGCTCAACTATTTTAATGAAAGAATCCATTGATGACTTTACTAATCAGGCCATAGATTTGGTGCTCGGAAATAGCGCACTTCATAAACGTATCGTAGAACCTTTAAAAAGGAAAATTGTACCATACATTGTTTCAAGTATTCTTACCAATTTGGTTATGTTTATTCTTTTGGTGTACCTTGCTCGACGTCTGTCTCTTCTTCCTCTTCTTCCTCTTCCTCTTCCTCATCCTCTTCATACTCCTCAGGTTCTTTAGCTAAGAAGGTACCCACCTTTTCAAAAACAGTGTCTTTTGTTATAGCTCGAATAGGTTCAATAGTTTTTGGTAACTTAAGAGATGGTATAGGACGCACAGTTAATATCTCTGGTTTTGTGAACACACCTTCTATTGGGTACTCTTTTTCGAAGTTCATGAGAATCTTTTTAGGAATAGCAGGACATTGTTCGAGTAAACGATCATATTCAGCTTTGCATTCTTCAACAAATTTCAAACCCTCCTTTTTACGTTCTTCACGAGGTAGAGATAACTGAAGTCTAATATTTCTTGAAAGACTTCCATGACCTAACGCAGAGGTTCTGTGATTTTCCATCAGTTCATTCACCTTAAGGAACTGCATAATCGTCGCGATCAGACCTGCGATGAGATTTAAACCACCAATTATTGATGGTGCTGCGGGTTGTATACTCACAGGTAAAGTACTTTGAGCAAAATTTGCCGTACCCGTGATGGTCGATAAGACGATGACTGGCAAATTAAAACGTAGACTCAACTTTTTATACATCAGAAAAGAGCGATGATGCATATATCTGTAACACGCACACGCCTCACCCCATTGACGTAACACGTTCTCATGATATTCATTCCATGTTTCTTCCATATTAATTTCTTCTGACATCTTATAATAGATGAACATAATATTCTTCATGCACGTCATCTTTCTCTTGGCTATCCTAATTGTCCCTTTCACAAACAACCAGAAGAACCTTGAATTTTATTCAATGCTCATTCCATTCCTATTTTATCACTGGTCGGTGAATGACGATACGTGTGCACTCACCCAAGCGGAGATGTTCATGACAGGAAAACACAAGGATGAAACATTCATGGGACGCCTAGTTGGCCCAATCTATAAGATGGAAGACAATGAAGTGAACAAGTTGACCAAGACCTTATTCTTCGCACTTTGGGCATTTGTGCAGTATCGTCTTGGACATTTTAAAGAATTTACAAAAGATTTGAACCAAACACTTAAAGTTATGAAGCTAAGGTAAAATAGTCATGGATACCAAACTTCGTAACGAAATCGATCGCTTGAAAAATGCTAAAGAGATTTACCAACGGGAATACGTCACAAATATCGAAGAACTTGAGGAGAAGGTTGAACGTCTCGAAACTCAAATTGATCGCAGTGAATCTGAAATGAAGCGAGAAATCCTTAGAAAACATAAAACTCTATACATCCAAGAAATTGAAAAACTTGATGCGACCATCGAAAAGACGACCAAGTTCATTGATGATAAAGTCGCAGCATTGGATATCAAGTTGAATGAAATCGTCAAGGAGAAGAAATCATTCGACTATAACATCAAGAGACTCGGGGAAGCTATTGAAAGGCGAAATACCGCTGAAGTTTTCGAAATGTTTGAGACAGTCATGAACGCACTCAAGATTTTGCACGAGGAAAGAACTTAAATTGATCAAAGAAGTGTACACAACTTTTAAAATTGTGGTACAGGATCATACATAACGCATCAGCGATGTCGTGTTTTCTCTCATAGGGAATGTCTCCATCGATATATTTCTCAGCGATGGAGACAGTTCTCTCTTTCCTCTGTTCATAATTGAGGTGTCTCATACCAAAGTGTACATGCATACTCACTGGTGAAACGAGGGTAACTTTGTCTTTGAACATGTAGTGTAAAAGTATCTCGATATTCTGGAATCCCCCGGGAGGTTGCCTCTCTATGAGGATTTTTTCAGCTTTGTCGAATAGGTCTCGGTGATCTTCTACAAATAAAGGAATAATGTCTACGAAATCATTTGAGTGGATGTATTTATAGTCTTCGAGACTTACCTTCTTTATATATTCTACATCAATTTTTGGACCCGCACTCGACTCAGCCAATACAAGACCCATATTGTGATAGCCAATGTCGATCGCCAACACCTTCATGTCTCTAAGTGAAAGATTTTCCTTAACTATAGTAAATGAAGAACAAGACAAAGACTCAATTGCTATGGGTGATCCTTGTCGCGTTGGTCGTGGTCATTGTGTATCTCATCCAAAATCCTCGTGTCGTTAAGGTTCCAGTGAAAGTTCCTACTATGATGGTACCCCCAAGACCCGTGCGTTCTCAGGAGATTCGGCGCGAACCTGAGTTTAGAGGGCCACCTATCAAGAAATATAAACCTGGTCGTATGCAACAGATGGGTATACTCACTGGGTCCGGTGAAACCCTACCACTCTATGGTAAGGAAGTTCGTGGTCGCCGTGATCGTTACAACTATTATACAACAACTGGAGGTGAGAACCTGTACCCCATTCCAGTGAGTCACAGTGGTCGCGACTGTATGGAAGATATTGGATGTCAAGAGTTATACGGAAATGAAACAGTCTCGGTAACTGGTAAGACTGGTTCATTCGCGGTGAATATGTACAGGACAGACGACTTTTTTTAAATACGCTTTTTAACGTCGGTTACAACGCGTGAAGTTGATGAACTGCAACAAGATGAGCATATACACGCAGCTGCGAGCATTGGTGGTGTTTTGAATGGCATCTTCATAACACCGTACACCACGAGGATAGAACATAAGATTCCACAGATATAAGCAGCAAGCCACTCGGTCTTCATGGGCTTATCATCTCCTTTGAAGAGATCAGAAATGAATGGGATTTTAGGCATATCGAGACCTGGGATCAGAGAAAACACAAGTCCCATTTATAGTACGTCAACAAAAATTATTTGTAAGATCATATTCTCTCCTGTGAAATCCTGGTGTCCTCGTCAGTTTCGCCTTTTCAAGTAAAAGTTCCTTAATCGTATCTTCATCGAGATGTTTGAAAAAGTCCTTCTTCACCTCGATGTCGTCAAGTTGATGTTTCTCACGATTACTTTGGACATATGGCCAAGTGTGTTTTCTCAATGATGAAACCTCTTCCTCAAGTTGTCTAATCCTCGGTAGTAGAACCTTATGAATAAGTATTTTAAGTTCATGTACATCACTCATCTTACCCTAATTTCACAATTTATCTTTATACATTGTAAGTATGACACCAGAGAAACGCAGTTTTGTGAAACTGGTCGCACACGGTGTTCGAGACTTGATGGAGTATCTCAGGTGTGATATAAAGATAGGGGTCAATCCTGAAACCGATTTAGAAAAGTTTATAAAAAGACAATTGCTCATTAAGAAGAGTGAAAGTGATTATGACTTCTCCGTGGGAAAGTTTCGGATGGCATTGGATATGTTGCCTTATGAACAAATCAATAACTTACTCATTTACCTGGACCAGACTGGGGTAACTATCGATCGTGCGTTTACGATGGCATCGCCAAATCCACTTATGTTTTCGAAAAATGATCAGGAATTTGTCAAGTTGATTAATGATGGAGACATCAAGACGTTTTATGATTTTCTTGTGTACTAATATATGCAGTACAAGGACCTGAAAAATAAAGCTAAGAAGCTGGGTCTCCGTGTCACCAAGACTGTCGACGGAAAGCGCGTCCAGCTTACCGCGAGAGAACTCCGCTCCAAGATTACTATGAACTTTGAGAACAGTGTGAAGAACGCACAAAAAGTTATTCGTATCTGTCAAACCGTAGTTGCTCCTGTGGCGACACCCAGACCTCAAGGCGCTCGTGTTCCACCCCCACCCCCTCCTCCTCCACCTAGGAAACCCGTGCTAAACAATAAACGTGCCAAACTTATGGCTGAGCTCAAAGCGACTCTCGCGAAAAAAGGTCTCCGCCCATAATAAATGCCAGGTGTGAAACAACTTCAGGAAGCGAAGAAAAAGTTGAAGAAGATGCCCAAACCAACGGGAAACACCCCCAAGATTCCCACTGCTACGATGTTGCGTCTTATCGCCGCGGATCCTAAGATTAAACGGGATAAGGCGTTTGTGAAACGTGCTTTGGAACTCGCAAAATTAAATAAATGATAAATATATATGAAGCTGAAATTCAGTACAATACTTCTGATGATGTGTTGTTGTTCTTGTTGTTCATCGTCCTCTTCAGCCGCCACCTTCTTCGCTGGTCTGATTCCCAGGACTGGACCACACTTCAGGAAAGTGTCGGGGGTTGATGATCTCACGAAACAGAAACCATTTATCGTTGATTACTATCAGAAAAGTGCTGATAAGAAAACAGACAAAGAAAAACAATTAGTAGTGGATGAGATTCGTAAATCTAACCCAGATGGAGTTACAGCATTTTGTGCTGCTGCTGATAAAATCAGAACTATTAGAACTACTCCTCCTTATAACCAACCTGGTGATATACTAACCATTGGGGGTATGATTAAACCCGGAACTGTATTAGAAAAAGCAGCGAAAGAATCACTAAGAGATGCGTATCCGTACGTTGAAATAACGGCTAAGAACTTTTGTCGAAAGTAACCCCAAACTTCTTGGTGATGATCTTTTTAGCACCCTCAAACGATGGATGACCCCAGAGGTACCAGCGGGACCAGAAACCAGCCCTGCCGATACCGCTCAACTTCCAATCTTCTTTATCACTCGATGTCACATTGAGCATCATTTTATGGATCCGTACTGGATCTCTCTCTGCTATTGTCCTCTTGGGTACTCGACCACCATGTCTGAGTACATAGGAACGCATACGTGAAGGATTCTTGTGTTTGGTGTAGTCTGAATATCCACTGGCACCAAAGTCAACAGTCCTGCCGTCTTCTAAGACAGCCCTGAACTTTTTCTTACGATCAGGGCTCTTTATAATGTTGACGCGCATACTTACAATTTACAAAGATAATTTACTTGCACGCCATGCAGCCGTAAGCTTCCTTCTTGGGGAGGAAGAAAAGTTGCTCAGGGCCACGCTTCACACGGTACATGTGGTCGTACACGTGGAGGAGGGCCACAGTGAGCGCGAGGCTGGAGACGACGACACCGTTCATCTTACGGGCGCTGTAGGCGTAAAGGGCGATAGTGGCAACAAGCATAATCTGAACCACAGTGAGAGCGGGCATCTTGGGCATCACGAAGCGCTTCTCGACAGTCTCGACTTCTTCGACAGGGGCGGGGGCATACTTTTCTATTGGTCCACCGTATCCGGGCATTTTTATTATCTGCAGAGAAAATAATGTGGCCACTGGTATTGGTTCCTGTAGGGTTGGTTCTCCACGATTACCTAAAGGCACCCATCGACCGCCTGTATTTTCAGAACCCACGACGACCCCTGGTGGGTATGCGAAACGCGATCATTGACATACTCAACTGGTCTTCGACATATTCAGTGAGAGATCATCCAGGTCTATGGCTCATCAAGTTTCATTTTCGAAAGATTCAAAAAGAGTTTGGGAAAGTTTCCAAGAAACTTGAGAAACAATACTTCCACGATCTTGATCCATGGTTTGAGAAGAATGAGCGATACTACTTCTACAGAGCTGAAAACTTTCCACTTTTAAAAAATCTCATCGATCAGATTCCTTGTATAAACAAAGAGACTGCACTTTTCGCAGTTGTCGAAGGACCAATGACTATCGCACCACATCGTGCAGAAACAAACCTCCTACTTCGGTATCATCTTACTATAGAGGGTGGAGGTGACTGTACACTCTATACTGAGAAGGGGCCCCACGTACACAGGGAAGGTGAGGAGTACCTCTTTGATCACGCACGGTACCACGAACTTACCAAGACGGGTGACGGTAGGCGAGTTGTTTTAATTCTGGATGTTCATAGATGTTTATGACACACTGCCACGTACATGTCACTCCCACCGATGAGTTCGAGTTCTCGGTCTTCTACAATTCTCTTTGTGAATGGACCAGGGGTCTCGTGCCGACAATATTTACACAGTGCTGATAACTTCGTAACTTCACTAGCAATTGGGATACAATCAAGAAGTTCCCCCCATTTCCTCTGAAATGCGTCGCCATCTAGACCCGCGATGATCACATCCTTCCCCATATCCATACACGTCACGATAAAATGTTTAAGATCGGGATAGAATTGTGCTTCATCGATCGCGACAATATCGGCATCCTCAAAATCACACTTTCCCAGTAGTTCATACAAGTTGATGACCTTGTGACAATCAAACTTGACATTATCATGGGTTTTGAGGACTTCATCAGGGGATCGTGTATCTTTTGCAGAATTCACAACCACAATTTGCTTACCCAGAACCTTGAGTCGCTTCAACCTTCGAATAAGTTCTGATGTCTTACCTGAAAACATATTACCCATGATAATCGAGAGACCCATCCTGACTTATTAAAATAATGTTGTATTTTTTATATGGGTGATTTCATTCGGGCAACTTTCGAGGGGTACACAGGGTACTACAATCCTAACTCGGGTCGCGTGAAGTTGGGCAACCGCCTATTTCCCGATATAAAAGTGGCGGTAAAATATCTCGGCAAAAGGTAAGATGCCTCTGAGCGATGCAGCCATCACAAAGAAGGTCGGGGAACTGCGTAAATCCGAAGGTAAGATCTACGCACCCCTCAAATATTTCAGGGGGCTTACAACTCTCGGGGAAG